CTCGATTGTCCGTTGTCGTTGGTATCGCCCACTAAATCCGTACCCACATCAACGACTACAAAGCCCGGATTCAACGCATGAAGTAAAGATTTTAATACCGCTTTTATTTCCCGGCTGTCCTTTCCGGCCATAGAGAGAATACGGTACAACCTCGAAAAGTCGGCATCGCTCATTTTCTCCTCGTCCGATACGATTCGTTTCATTCTCTCCCGTATGTCGTACACTTTATATTGGGCTTGTTCCGTATCGATGTGGAGTAACGGACGTTCCGGGCGGTTCCCGTCCATGCCCGAATAGGTGTAATAATTACCGTACAGATAAGCGGCCTCTAACATGGTGGTAAAGAATGTTTTCCGTCCCTTTGCCCGACCTGCAACCAACGAAATAGCCCCAAGAGTGAACAACATGCCGCCACGGCACAAGAGAACAGGAACGGGGTTTATACGTCCCATTGCGTCGGTTACTTCATACAGGCGCAAATATTCCTCGGCTCTCGCTTTCGCTTCTGCTTGTACTTCTGCGGCCGCTCGGTGCGCCTCATCGAGAAGTGAAACGGAGACGGGAACGGGCGGAATTTGGCTCTCAATGGCTACCGCATCGCCCGGAATCCCTGCTTTATCCGTTAGGCTTGACATTACTCTGATATAATGTTTGATTCAAGTAATTTATTTATATCGGCTCTCTTGATGCGAACACTACGCCCTACACTGGTATAAGGCAAAACGCCCTTCCTGCGTAAATTATAAAGAGTAGAAATCTTTATGCCGAGAATCTCGCACGCCTCACGATTGGAGACCCATTCGGATTCTTTTTGCCTCGGCTGGTTATCCTGCACTCCGCAAATGTTTCGCTCGATATTGCTAATGCGTTGCTCCAACTTATCCAAATAGGGCTTCGGTATTACTACCATTTGAAGATTGACACGTCCGTAGTCGTTTTCTTTTGCTTCCATTATCGATTGTTTTTATTGTTTTTTGCTTTAAAGTTAGCGCATAATCAACTGATATACAAATTTATACACAGAAAACAGAATAACGGTAAATAACGAAATATGAATGTCGTTTTTATTTTTCGTTTGGGTTTTGTACATCTCGAATCGTTATCTATCATTAAAGAGGCTTATTTTTATGCGCTTCATGTATGGGTATTTAACCACTATTTTTAATATTATTTGGCTTAAACGGTATTATTTAGAATATCTTTTAACTCTTTCGTACTTAGGCGGCATATCCTTTCAAGTAGTTCGGATCGTTCCCGGTCGGCTTGGCTGTCACCAAAGATTGCCTGTAATGCTCTATCGTTGCCCTCATCGCCAAAACTTCCGATATATCGCTCCGTCGTCTTTATAGATGAATGTTTAAGCAAATCACGCAAAACAATGTTATCCGCCCCTTTCTCCTTAGCGACATGTGCGAACGAGTGGCGGGCAGTATGAAACGTCACTTTTTTACTTATCCCCGCCATTTGAGCAATGATTTTAAGGTCTTTATTTATCCCAACACCTATATTTTTATTGATATTATATATTTTTACCGCTGTATGCGGGTCTAATCGGGTTATATCCAGATCGTTTTTATACCAAGACAATGTCTTTCTACAAGTAATAACAGGAAAAATAAAATCGTTCGGTTTGGCCTCCGGACTCCTGTAATAATCGAGTATCTCACAGGCTTGTGGAACAAGCAATATATCTTGATTTTTGCCGGTCTTGTTCATTTTGTACTGTAATCTCCCGTCATTAGTGACATTGCACCACCTCAACCGGAGGCAATCACTTCGACGTATTCCGGCACAATAGAATGAGAATAAAAACAGATTTCGAGTCCTCCACAAATCACTGTTTCTCGGTATATCTAATGATTCTATTCTTGCTATCTCTGATGCATTTAGCTTGTCCCTCGTCAATTTATCCCCCTTTATAGTATAACGCCAAAATGGATTGTCTTCCGGTTTTAAAATTTCATCTATTTTGATAGCTCGATTTATTAAGCACCTCATTAATTTAAAATACGAAAATATTGTCTCCGGGCTCAATGCTCTACCGGTTTTGGGGCTTATCAAACCTATAAGCCACTGTTCAAAGCCGGAGAGAAATGAAGGAGTTATTTCCTTGAAAATCAAATCACAGTTTTCTTTTCCTCTATGCTTTTGATATTTTCTCAATACCCTATATAACGTACAATAACCCTCCATTGTATTTATGCGTCGCTCCATGTACAAATTATCTATCCGTTTCAATAAATATTGAAAAAATGATTCGGGCTTGTCTTTCCGGTTTAGCTTCTCGAATATCTGTTCAGCCGTCGCCGCATCGCTTTCTCTTAGGCTCATATAAGCCGTTTTTGCATCCTGTTTGAATTTATCCAAAATATCATTATATTTGCGATGTCTCGGTTCGGAGCTGCGCACCTGCTGGCGTTTGGGATTCCAATCGTTCACGCTCGATAACTCGACTACTGTTTTTACTCTCTTAGGCTTCCGGTCTTGGGTTATACGCAAATAGATTGAATATTTCCCCAGCCTATTAGGTCGACTCCCGATTTCATAATTAAATGTAGTTCCCATATTGATATATTTTTTTTTACTGAAACATTGCAGAAACATTTGCAGATATACAACGATTTTAGATGTTCTCCGTTAAAATATCGGCGGGGGCCATTATCACGATATTATACTGATTTCCCGTTATTTGCCGTTATTTACTTGCAAAAGTATTCGTTTACCACCGTTATTATTTTTTTGCCGGTCGCCCTCAATTTGTCAACGATAGCCCAGCCCTCGGCTACATCGCCGCCCGGACAATGAATGCGCACCTCTATCGAATCGTCATCTTCCGGTATCTGGCTTACAAAATCGTCTACATCGATGAAAGAAACTGCATTGTCCCCGAAAAACTGCAATAATGCTTTTTCCGACTCGTTCGCTATTTGAGAATATATTTTTAATACCATTATCCAATCATTGGTTTATTCCAAATTTACGAAGGAATAACCTATCAAACAGAATGATAAGAAGGGATTCAACTGCACGGATTTTGCAGCAAAAAAAAATGGCGCATATCCTCACGGACACACGCCACTCGAAACACAACACATATAATTAAACAACGGAATCGAACTTTTTCAAGATGTAATAGAATTTCCTAGGCCTTATCTGGTACTCATCGCTCAATTTCTCGGCGATATAAGACACTTTTAACCCTTCTCCCTTCATCGTTAGGAAACGCTTGTACATTTCAAGGTACTTAACATCGTCCAGATTGACTCCGGCGCGCCTCATCGCCTCCAATATGGGACGGCTTATTTCTATACATTCGTGTACTTTCATGAATTAAACAATTAAATGGAACCTAAATTCTCTACCACTTTAACTTGTGAACCCACCTTGTTAATCTCCGTAACGGAAACAATCGGGTGGACATCTTGCATGCCTCGTGCAATGGCTCGTGCAATCATCTCCTCGCCGAGAGCTTGACTGCTTTTTTCCCGAACTTGTATGGGCACGCCTCCTCCGGCTACATTAATAGCAGACAGTAGCGGAGCGAACATGGAGGTAGCTCTTGCTGTCATCACGCTCTCACCGTTAGACAACATAGCGGGTATGCTGTCGCTCGTTCCCGTTCCGGGACCTTCTACAAGACCACCATCGGCAAACTTGGCCGAGTTTATAATTCCTATCGCAGTTGTCATATTGGAGATTATCGTCGCGATTAAAGAAACTGCTTTTGCAATACCAAATGGACCTTTGGCAGCCTCCGCAACAGCCGAAGATATTGCTTTTCCTGTGTTAATAGCCACTTCCGCCAATGCTAATGTTTTCGATAAAATCATAAATGCCTTGTTGTCCTCTCCAAGCTGATCGAATAATCCCGATAGAGCTCCTGTAATTTGAGATGCCGCTTCGAACTTCGCTTGTTCTATTTCTATTTCCCTCTGGGCAAGTTCCTCTTTGGCATCCAAATATTCCTGCTGGGCTTCGAGTTGTCGGGCTTTGAACTCGGCATCGCTTTCTCCCTCTAACTGCTGTAAGGAATCAAGCCGTTTCTTGGCATTTTCAAGCTCGACTTGCAACTCATCTTCTCCGGCTATTTTGGCGGCTGCTAACCTGTTGGACAATTCGAGTTCCAATGCTTCCATAGCTTTCTCTTGCTTTTTCCGCTCATACTCAGATGTCATTTCGTCGAGCTTCTTTTGATAACTGTCCTCAATCAGTTGTTTCTGCTCGGCAGTCAGTTTTGTATTGGATAGTTCTATCTCCTTTTCCTTTTTGAGCTGTTCAGCTTTCAAACTATATTCCTGAATTGTACCCTCTGTTGCCAATTGAAGCCTCTGCTCAATATAAGCAGCTTCTTGCTCTAACTTTTCCCGAATCGATTCCTCATTCAATTCAGCCAGTTCTGCTGTGCGCTTCTTCTCCAAGTTCTCAATCGTGGCACTCATTGCCGCTCTGGCTTGATCTGTCAGATTTTCTTCTGTTTCCATTCGCTTCCTTAAATCTGCTATCTGATCATCATAACTTGAATTTATGGCTGCTCTCTGTTTCTCCACACTATCGGCAATCAGTGCGTTTTCAGAATCACGGAGAGCACGCATAGCTGCAAGCTCTTTATCCGAACGCTCTTGCACTAATTGTAACCGTTGTTCCTCCTCTTGATTTAATTTAGTTTGAGCCTCTGAACGTTGTGAATATAACTCCCTTGTTTTTGTATTATATTCTTTTTGAACATTGTACAAATTAGCTTCTGCTTGTGCCAATTCATCATTCACTTCTTTACTATTTTTTGTTCGCTCAGCTTCTTTTTTAGCTATTTCTAATCTCTGTTTCGCTTGTTCCAACTCATTATCTGCCATAGCTTTTTCCTTATCTATGGCTTTATTCAAGAATTGTATGCGTTCTTCTGCTGAATATTTATCCCTCTGAGCAGATTTCGCTCTCAAATCAGAGGCTTCCATACTTAATTTCGCATTCTCTACAAGGTCGCTCCTTTCTTTATTGGCTAAATCTAATTTCTGCTTTTCAAGTTCTATATAATCCTTTGAATTTTGATTTATGCTATCTCCTACTCCAATAAAATCCAAAAAAGCACCCACCAAACCAGTAACAGCTTGTGCGGCAGAAAGAAAAACATCTACAATAGATTCCACAACCCTTGTTATTCCGTCCATTGCCATTTTCAACGGAGCCAATACCTGCTGCAACTTAACATATTGTTCTTCGTTGTTCTTTGCTGAATTTGCCAGTTTCAAGAATAATGCCGTAATGACACTTATAACAGCAATTACCGGGTGAGATTTAAGAAGATCAAAAGCCTTGCTTATCCCTATAATACCATTCCTTACAGCCTGAATTCCTGCAACAAGCTGATTGTTCCCAAATACGCTTTTGATTGCATTTTCATAGTTACCTACATTCCGGTTGAATCGACCGGTTGCCTCTTCTGCTCCTTTAAGCTCTTTTGTAACAGCATTAATCTTGTCTTGTAATTCTTTCCCTTTCGCCGAATCCCGTTCCGCCTTACTTAGATTGTCATATTCGGCAGTCAGATTGGATAAAGACGCACGCAGTTGAACAAGTGAACCTCTTAAATCCGATTCAACTTTAATATTATTTTGAATCTCTTTCCTAAGAGCTCGTATCTTTGTAGAATATTCGGTAACATGCTGTTTTGAAAGCTCCATTTCCCGATTATATTCTTCCCAAGAAACAGTCCCTTCCTTTAACCATTGGTTGTACTCTTTTTGCAAATTCTTTTCCCTTTCTATTTGGGTATTCAGCTCCATTATTTGTTTAATCGCTGCCTCTGTATTTGTTTGTACTTTAACATTGAGGATAATCTCTTTCTCTGCCATAACCTAAAACATTTATAGTATTCATAATAATTTAAGTAGTTCACACTCTGAATAATCACCTTGCGACTTTATAGATATAATAGCGAAAAATGCAGCATATCGCTCTATATATACAGGTATCGTGTAATCGAGGTTTTTCAAATCTATCTCAGTAAGCCTGAATGTGTCCTTAATCACAAACGGCGACTTTATGAGATCTTGATAAGAAGATAGACCGAAACGTGATACCCGGTTTTGAAATTTAAGGTCTGAAAAGTCCAAACGGGCATCCTCCTTGCCTTGACTATCAAAAGAGATTACAAGCTGCATAATCCTGTCTCCGCAATCTTCAAGCTCTACTGTTGTACCGTCTTCGCTCCATTTGAAATATGGAACAGCTCTCATGTCCCCATTGTCACCCCCGGCAGTATAAGGAAGTTTCACTAAGTCTTTTTCATAGTCGAGAGTCTTATTTTGCACAACCATATAGCCGTCTGCACTCTTGGCGTTCTCGTTCTCCTCGTAACGGAAATAGTTCTTCTGTGCAAAGTCCCCAAACGTGTACGAGGTCTCTTTGGCCGTCCACCCTGTCGGGACTAATTTCTTGCTCCAATCGACCGCCTTGTATCTATTATCTATTATCTTGTTTACGGATATGAAAGAGACACCGGTATCGCTTTTTATGGCGAACAAGCCGAACAGCCAGCATATTTGCTTTATGAAATCGACAACCGATATATCCGGCAGGTTCGAGCCGATCGGGTAATATTGGTTATAAGATACAGACTGAACATCTTCGCTAAAAATTTTTATATAACTTTTTATAATACCTAATAACGCCCCATTGTTTATACGTATTCTAATTGTTATATTACTATATTCTGTAATATCAAAAGGTATAACTCCTTTATAAGCACACAATCCAATATCATTTGAGCTAATTTGTAAACTCTTAATATATTGTGCATTTGAATAAAAGGCTAATTCTACCACATTAAGAGTATTATGTTTATTTGTATAAATAAGGATGTCTAATTCCCAGTCAAGAGATGTTTCATATATTCTAACAACATCTCCGTATGTTTCTGTATTAGAAATATTTATACCATCAACTCTATTTATTTGGGTAAATTTTACATACTTAATATCACTATCAAGTGTACCTGTAATATTCGCTTCAAAAAAATTATACTTCGAGCTTGCTTTCTGTGAGATGAGGGGCAAGTACAACAGTTCTATATATTGTTTATAGCTTCCCCAATCCATTGTAAGACCGTAATATGAGGCTATTTCTTCCAACAGCCTCATGCAATTGACCGACGGGTGTATAAATATCTTGTCTCGGTTGGAATCAACATCTATACCCGCATTATGACGGATATAACCGTGTGACAGCTGACCGTTAACCAGTCCGTTGTCGTATGTCGTAGAGCTGTTCCACGGCAAAGCCATATCGGCAAACTCCTGTATGCTCTTATCATCGTTCATGAGCTGAATAAATTTCTCACTCATTCCCCAAGTTAAGGCCACATCAAACCCATCTTCGCTACACGATATAAGAACGGCTTTTGCGTCAAATAGCTTTACCCCATTCCTGTAATACTCCGCATTGAAATAGTCCCTCATCATGTAGCTCTCATGACCGGCAACATCGGGAAAATCCAACAGCCGTATATTCTTATTCGTCCTCGGTAACTTTATCGTATAACTGTTCGAGGCTGTTATCTTGGAAATGTCCCCCAACAAATTGCTCTTGAAATTGAGTGTTATCTCACTGTCGCCCAAATCGACACTTTCACCCTTGATATATAGTTCCTCTTTCATATCTTTATTGTTAACTCTTCGGGTAATTCAATCTTGAAAACAAAATCTTGAAGTTCAGCACTCGTCCGCTCAAAATCCCCAGTCTGTACATTTACTCTGATAAACGCATTTGCTTTTATATCAAACATGTAGACCATCGGGGAATATAACACTTCTTCAACATAATCATATATATTTTTTTCAGCCAATGGGAGAGCGAGGGTTAATACCCGTTTCGCAGTTTTATTCCATTGATTCACTGTATCGTTCAATCGTAAATCGTAAATATTTTTTTTATTATATTCTTCTCCATCAACTTTAAGCATATCTCCTTTTTTCTTAAAAAGGAAATAGCTCTTGCCTCCCCAATGATTAAGCCACATAAGATATATCCCACTTATACAAGTATCTATATCTACCTCATACTTAACATTTGACGATTGATTTAATAAAACGAATGGATAATTATTATATGTATTAGTATTAAATGATTTAAGCATTGAAACTGTATAATTGCCATAATACACACCCGATGAATTAAGACTAATCAATGCTTTCCCAGGTTCTCGATGTCTGTATCTAATATCTGATTCATTAGAATATTTAACTGCTCCTCCTATCATTAAAGGAAAGTCCAAAGAAAAAGGGAAATTAACGAAACTCTTTACCTTTATACTACGACCTCTATCAAATATAGAATCATAAGGTCTCATCGCACCAAATATAATCGTATAATTATCTATACTATATACATCTGTACCATCATTTGTAATTACATTAAATGATAAACTCAACGTATTAACACATGTTTCTGATTTTCCGTCTGAAAATGGATTTAATCTTTCTAAATCAATAAATTCACGTAAAATATAACTTATGTCTCTTTTAGCCCCTGTAACCTCGTTGAACACCCATGTCTCCCTATATGATTTCCCCTCTTTATCTGCAATAGATATTTCAACTTTATTAATTTCAGTCATTGGCGCACCAATTTGAACTATGTTCGGAGAAAATACATAGCCAATATCATTCAGTTCAATCTGCGTAAATTCATTACTACCATTAAGAATCATAATCTTTCTAATATTTCAAGTTTATACTCTAAATAAATCTTATCTTCTACCCGTCTAAGAAACTCATCTATAAAGGGAGTGTAAATGTCTGCTCGTCCTCCTTCCCTATATAGCTTCGTACCCTTTGTGGCTATCGTATGGCTTATAGCTCCCGCTGCCATATTCAGGCTTCTTTCCTCGACCGTATATTTCTGTTGCCAGTTCTCAGACGGTTGGCGAATGTATGGAACTTGCCTTACCGATATTCCTTTTTCAAGAATCCATTGCCTGATAATATCTACCATATTAGATGGAACACCCCCCGCAGCCCTACCTTTCTCAACCGTGGAAAATGCAGGTCGCCCTAGTAAATAGGCTTCGATTTCCTTTTCATTGCCTTCTATATATACCTCGATACTATCGGCCGTCTGTCCCGTTACCGTTGTTCCGGTAGCTCTCAACTGTTCTACAATCTTGCCTTTGAGCCACTTCAATTCTTCTTGTAGAATTTCCCTTATACGCATTTTCCTATCGATTCTTTAAGATTCAAAGAAACTGATACGCCTGAACACTGTATCGCCATATCCCTGATTACATCATGGCAACTCCATGCGGTTATTGGTTCAAAATATCGGGTGTCGTTTACCCGAACAACAAATTCCTCGACGGCAGAACGCATTCGCTCTATAATAGTATTCGTATCTTCTCCTTCCGAATCTATTCCCTCATGGTCGAGAAAGAATAACAAAGGCTCTATATTCTTCTTCAACATTCCCGAAACTGTTATTTCTCCTCCTCCATTGATAGGCATTACATACAATACGGCAGGAAGTTGCTCCGGCTGTTGAAGCCACTGGTTCAAATGATATATATCTCCTATTGAGAAAGAGAAGCCCATAGCCTCTACGATCTCCCTTATCTTATCCTCCATCATTTTTTCTTATATATTAACTTTTGCAACCTCCTTTGATAAGCTACTACTTCGTTATCCATCTTCATACATTGATAGATAACTACCCACGGCACACATTGAAGAACATAATCATGATCTATTATTCCCATACGTTTGGCATAAGAATCGACAATACCGAATGTGCCAAAATTCAACGATGTTACTCCTGCGGCTATCTCTTCCGATGAATAGCTCATTGTTTCACCTAGTGCCTCAAACATTTTGGAAACCCTCTTAACCTCATCTATAATCCAATTTCTATATCCAGCCGTGACAGATATATCAGCTTTCAAAACTTCCTCCTCGGTAAGTCCCTCAACAATCTGCATTGGCTTTATAAATTCTTCCGAGGTCGTCTTTATTTCCATTAACTGCAACAATTCACCGTACATAATACCGTTTATGTCTGTTTTTAATGGTTTTCCTTTGAATGTAGAAACTCTTTTAGCTCCTTTTACACTTTCTACCGATTCTTCGGTTAAACATTCCATGATAGCTAAAAAATGAGCCGTCGTACATGTCTTTCTTTTTTCTCTTTTCATATATTTCCGAGTTTAAATATCTTCTTATGTTGTGGCGGTGTAAACAATCTATTGAGGGCTACATAGCGGATAGCATCTAGCGAGTGATTGAATAATTCGATAGGCTCATTTGTAGGTTCTCCATCATCTCCTTCTTTCCACTTATAATTTGCCAGCTCTTTCCTTATATTCGTACTTCGCCTTGTCACATGCCACTTATATCTTTTCAATACCGAAATACCTAGTCTTATACTATCATTCCCTTTCTTCGCTCCCTCTATCCTAAGCCCGAACCTCTTCAATTCCTCTATGCTCTTAGGTTCTGCACTATCGGCGATAATGGTAATGGATGCCATTCCATTCTGTCGAACAACTCTCGAAATATCGGGATTGGTTACCTTTCCTTCAAATAGAATCTCATCAATCCATAAATGGCCACCAGATAAACGAACATCAACCAATGCCGTTGGATCGTTATATCCAAAGTCAAGTCCCAACCATCTACCCTTGTAATTATCAGGCATAGAATCGACAATATCGTAATTGTCATAAACCATACCTCGGAGTCTTCCAGTCTTTCCCCTCGCATATACACGGTGAAGCTCCTTATCTTCAATCCCTTCTATCTTATCATGCTCCTCTTCGGAGAGAAAAGTATTGTGGCGATGATCAGTAATGAATAGCTTTGCTTCTGGCTTCCCTATTATCTTATCATGTACCCAGAAACGAGCTGTCGGGTTATAATCGATAAATATCTGCTTTCTTGTACGAATGGCAAGCTGCCAATATACAGGATAAGGTATACCATTAGCTTCATTGACAAACAAATAATCTCGCTTTCCACTCTTGGCATCCTGCTCATTCTGAAACGAAGCAAATTCTATTATGGAACCGGTAACGCACTTTACAATTCTGTCGCTCTCGTTGAACGAGAACTTATCAGAGCAAAAATCGCTATTACCTATTATCGTCTTGACATCTCGATATGCTCCCTTCTTCAAGTTAGGTATATCTTGTCCGACAACAGTTATAACTTTATTGACAAAAGAGAGAGCATAATATACTAGCAACTGCAATATCGTATAGGTTTTGCCAGAAGACGTTCCACCCTGATTAATTATGATACGCTCGTTACTATTCATCATGCTGTCAAATAAAGGCAAGGTTGCGAATATGTCAGTCGGCGATGTCATCTTCACTGTTGGCTATCGGTGGTGTACCTTCTTTATGTACAACAGATATTTTAAATCCGCTTATGCCATCATCGACAGAAAGCCTATTATCCTGTCTGTTTTTCCAATTTTCAGGGTCTAAGTTCGTCAAAGCAAATATAAGTGCACCAGTATCCGGAGGGAAGTGCTTCGTTATTTCGCTTGACTTTACAAGCACTTTACTCCCGTCCTTTAAAGTTCTATATTCATTTTTAGACTCTTCAATCTCATAACCGGCAGCACGCTTCCAAAGTGATTGCTCCAACGTTTGAACGATAGTTTCACGAAACTCTTTTCTCGCCTTTTTTAAAGAGTCCGAAAAGTCAGGTTTGTCATTTATCCAAGTATAAAATGTTTCTTTGCTAATACCAACCTTTTTACAGGCTAAGATATTAGAATCCCCCTCCCTTATATAGGAGATGATGTCATCTTTGACATCGTTAAATTTACCTTTGCTCATATCCTAAAACAATAACCTAAAACTTATATAAATATACTAAAAATCAATCTGATTAGCAAGTAAATTCTTGCTTTATTTCAGAGCGAAGTCGCCCCTTCTCAGAGCCTTCTCCATCTTCCGGCTGTACTCCTCTTTCAATATTTCGATGTTCATGATTTACTTGTCTTACATAATTATTTCAATATCAACTCTCTTGGTTCTTTATCTTCCCATTTTACTTCTGGGAATAAACTGTCACTTAATACAACAACAATAGTATTTTTATCTTTAAATCCCCATGTACACTCACGTTTAAATGGTTTAGTTGAGTACATAAACAATTTTCCACTTTCTTCTCTTACTACCCTCATAGTTTACTCCTCCCAAGAAATTTTAGAAGCACCTACATAGCAACAATCACTAGAATGTTTTGCCTCTTCTTCAGTCTTATAAATATTACTAGACAAATAATACACATTAGATGCAGATTTATATATTCTCACCCACCCCTCTTTCTTCTGGGGGAGCATCATGAGGTCGTATTTATCAATCTGGTCGACAAAAAATCTACCATTTTCAAGATATTGCAAAACAGTTTCTTTATTACAATCGTATATTAAAGCAACAATTGGTTTATTACATTTTGCGTCAAAGCAAATAATCCTTGCCTTTCTACCATCACGAGTACATACTGGCTTGCCAGCTTTGGCTGCTTCGAGGTCAAAGGGTTTAAAATTCAATTTCTTTTCTTCCATATCTTCTTTGTTTTGTTTGATTTCAATTCTTAATATACAGTTTGCATAATAACACATTCGTGTTTTATAGTCACGAATAGAATTAGGCTGTTTCTCGCCAGATAATGTTTGCATTAAATGGCCATTGCTCATATACGGCTCTCCGACCTTTTCAAGTTTCTTGAAGATTACAGATTTACCATCTTTTCTATAACATGATAAACATTCTCCTCTTATCTCAAATACATCACTACAATGAATATCACTCTTGGTAGCTAAATCACAATTCTCACATCCAAGAGATTTTGTATGAATACACTGATACCATTCTCCGTTGTACTCAAATATTTCTCCTACTTTTCTTTCCATATCTTACTGTATTTTAATCGTTCAAATTCTATTATCTCCTTATCCCATAGTTGGGCCACGAAATGTTCTAACTGGCAGCCTTTGGATTTTTCCCAACAGGGACAAAGGCATATCGCATCGCATTCCATTAGTGCCTTTATATCGTTTCCCAGAAGTTCATGATAGGGTTTGTCCAAATCGGGGTTTACATCGAAGTCTATCGGTGTGACGACACGGTAGCCTTTCATTTCGAGGACTCCCGAAACGTATAGTATCTCGCTTTCCACTTCATCGAAGTCCCTGCCGGTAATGGGTAGGGAGATGTAGATTTTCTTTTTATTCATTTTCAATGATTGCTTTATAATATTATCTGTTATCTCCATTTCCGCCAATCACACCCCTTTGTTTCCGGGAAGCTAATTTGGTATAGTTCATTTCTCCGATTTTTTCAAGCGTATATCCTAAGTCATGTGAGAGGGTAGCGATATACCAAAGCACATCGCCGAGTTCCTTTGCCAATTCGCATTTTATGCTTTCTGAGAAATCTCCGTTGTGGTCTCGTAGTACCTTTTTTACTTTATCCGATACTTCGCCGGCTTCTCCAGTCAGTCCGAGTGTCGGGTAAATTATGTTATATTCTCTCCGGTATTGAGCTGTTTCAAGTGCCTTTTTCTGATATTCATTCAGTGTCATTTTTATTCTCCTTTTTAGTTATAATATTGATTATCTCATTATGTTTGGTATTAAATCTTTGATGTATGCCCTGCGAACTATATTTACATCACGTAAGAAGAGGAAAAGACCTTGTTCGTCCGTAATCATATTTCATTTTAAATCGAATATCTTGCTTGAATCCCTAATAGAATCAATAGACATCTTGGCACTCATTTGCTCCATAAATTCAGCAAAATCCATCGCCCGATTCCAACTAGACCATCTATGAGTAATCTCTACTAGTTCAAAGGCATTTAGTAATACCAATTTTTCGTTTTTCTTTTTCAGATCATTTACCGCATTTCTTACTCTGTGATAAAATTTGTCATTATATCTTTTTGCGTTATATGGTTCCGCACCTTCTCTTGGTTCAATACTACGATATTTAACCGAAAACGAAGGAAGTTTATCTTCGCACATTGCATTATATACATCACTCTCCACCGGGCCATATGGCACAGCATAGAAATTATCGAATATGTCTAAAAGGTCATCGCCTCCATCTTTCTTAGGAGCAGCAGCCAAAAACAGCAGCTTCATGGCTGTAAGTTTAGGAAACGGCTTGCCCTTAATCGTTTCATGATTATCCCGCCACTCCTCAAAAAGTTGTAGCATATAATCAAATGCCTCTATTTTATCTACTTCCATAATTTCACTTTACCAATTCAAAATCATAAACAAATACATAGGGGTTGTTCTCCCATGTGCCTTTACCGCTTACTTTATCAATTAGAATTTCGTAGGCATCTTGCGGCGTACAATAAGGTTGTATATCATTTGGAACATAGTATGCGTCCATAAAATGAGTATCTGCACTACCACATTGCCCCTTTATTATTCCCTCTTTCAAACAATCTTCATCTGAAATATCTTGTAACCGTTCAACACGTACATTGGTTATGCGGATTTGGTGTGGCATTAGCTCCGGCTTCACATACATTTTATTTGTCCAGCCTGCACCGTTTGGGAATAAATTAGGATTGCACTCATCATTGTAAAAGGAATTGTAGCTTTGAGCGACGGCTACGATTTCACCTACTTTATACGGGAGTCGGAATATGCTACCACCTTCCAGCTTTGCTCCATAACCACAGAACTCACAATAAACACTACCATCTTCGTTGACAACCAAACTCATGGGTTTGTCCTTCCAATATGCTGATTTATACCAACGATGTACCGTAGAACAGTCCTCCGGTTGTGGATTCATTATCCGCCTTGTCTGAGTTTTTCTGCCTCCAAGTACGGCTTGTGTGAGTCTGTATTTATCATTGAACATTATTTTCTTCATATTTCAATCGCCATTAATTAAATCCAAATTATAAATACATAATCGCTATTAACTGTACGATTTATATCATTAGTCTCATAAAGCGAAGCTACTTTAATAAGTTTTGACTTATCTTCCACTTTTTCAAGTTCGTCAATCAATTCTTGTACTGTCATATTCTTTTCTTTTTAAGTCTTTCAACCTCTATTCCTCCTTTAATCATCTAACTATCTTTTTTTATATACATAAATTTAATATCAGACTTTTCTCTCATTTTTTTTATTTCTTCGATAATAACTTTTCTAATAAACCAGTATCCACCTGTAAGAAAATAATTTAAACCGCTTACTATTTCTGACTCGTATCTCGTTCCTTTATAGATAACTCTATAATATCCACTCCATCCACCATCATGATATTCAAAATTTTGTAAAATATCATTCCTTAATCTTTTCAATAATTTAATCTTCATATCTTATTCCTCCTTTATAATTTCTTTCATGAAACAAATCCAGTGTGTATTAGATCGTTTGCCGGATATATGCCCGAATATTGGTTTTTCAGGTGTGAGTTTGAGAACTTCCGACACTTTGATGTCGGTCTCGTTCCATTTGAAAATCAAAAATCCTCCGGGTTTCAGGACTCTAAAACATTCTTTAAATCCCTTTGCCGGCATATCACGCCAATCTGAATACAGAGCTCCATATTTAATTTGTTGGTAGCCTGTTGGCGATGCTTTTTCGTTCAAACTTCCGTACATATCTGCCATCTTTGACTTTCCAGCATTCCTTAATAAGTGAGGCGGATCGAAAACTACCATCGAAAAAGATTTATCCTCATAGGGCATATTTGTAAAGTCGGCTTGTATGTCGGGATTTACTTCAAATAATCTACCATCGCATAAATGAGTAGATACCTTTCGAATGTCTTGAAAAAGAACTCTTTCGTCATGTTTGTCGAAGTAGAACATCTTTCCCCCACAACAGGCATCTAATATCGTTTTTCTCATTGCTCTCCTCCTTTCTTCAATTCAGCAATGAGGGCATCGGCACATTCTATTGCATATTGCGCTTGTGCCATTGTATTTTTGAATCCTGTTGTGTCATTGTTATGTTGTTCAGCAGAAGTCATCATATCTTTGGCTATCTCATACCTGCGTTGCTCCCAATCAATGTTCTTGTGTTTTTCTTCTTTAATAAATTCAAGCTCTGATTGCACGTATGTACACCAACTACGCTTGTTATCAACATATTGACGCTCCACTCCTCTTTTGGTGATAATATTTTCTATCCGTGATACCTCTATGACTTCGCCAGTCGATTTAATTTTTGCTTTCATTGCTCTCCTCCTTTCATAAGTTCGATTTCTCCCATATCTGTATGATTTTTATAATTTATTGAAATAAACTGACTTGTATTCTTTTCAAGACCTTTTCATTTGCGTCGTTATAGAACTGTTTGTTGACCTCGAAGCCATATGCCTTTCTTCCCAATGAGGCTGCCGCATACAGGGTTGTGCCGCTTCCTGCGCACGGGTCGATGACAACATCGCCCTTGTCCGTGAATATCTCTATCAACCGTTTGAGGAGCGGGACAGGTTTCTGGCAAGGGTGGCATTTGGGCGTGGTGTTGTCCCTCACCCAGTCGAAGCAGTTGAAAATCATTCTCCCGTTGTTGTTGAATTTGGGCAACTTGTCACGATAAAGGATAAGACCGTATTCGCAGTTGCCGACGACCTTCATGTTTGCTTTCAACACTTGCGCCGAGAAATCCTTGCGGAAAACCAGCGATATGTAGTGCATGAGTCCGTATTTGCGGCCTAACTCTATGAATTTGAACTGTTGTTCGTATTCGCAGAACAGTATCATGCAGGGGGATTTGCCGGCTTCTTTCGGTTCCTTGACGAGCATTTTGGAACAGAAGTGCATGAACTCTGCCGGACGAAACTCGCTGTCGGACGAAAAGAATTGCTTTCCTGCCTTGTCGCTCTCGCCGTTCTTGTTGTCTCCGTCGATATACCATGCGGGGTTGCTGGCGTAGGCGTTATTCGCCAAATTATACGGCACATCTGCTATAATCAGCTGCGCTTTTGGCAGCCCATAGACTTTATAATTCTGGAACGAATCGTTGTAAAGCTCTATGTCTTTCATACTTAACTTTCCTTTTTGCTGTATTTGTCGATAATTTCTTGAATCTGATCGGGTGTCGCTTTCTCCTTTTCACGTAGCTCTCTCTCCCGTTCCTTTTCCTCCTGCCTTTTCTTGTCCTCATAGAACCGCAATAGTTTCTCTCTGTCGGCTCTGAACTCTCGAAGAGACCTTGTTATCACCATAGGGTCGAAAACTCCGTAGAACGTCCCGTAAAGCCCTTGCTTGAAACGCTGGAAGAATACCATGAACTCGGTGAGCTTGAAATCGCCATAGCCGGAGATGATGATACGGGCTATCTCCTCGTATTCCTTTTCCGTCATTCCGTCCTTGCGGACTCCCGAAAATTCGGCGAGGTCGAGAAGCTGTATTTCCAGCCACGACTCGGCGATGTGACTGCCGAACGTCCTCGACACACGGGCTATGCTCGGAGCCTTGCCGATAAAGCAGCGTTCGAGGCTCTGGCAATAGCGGCCTTGATTGTCGGGGCTAAAAAGGCAGAGCATATTCTCCCCCGTCTTGTAGGTTGCCAGTATCTCCCGTTGCCAGCTTTGTGGCGATGGCTTTTGCAAACTCTTCAACTCGCTCCTTTTTAGTCTTTCCGGTAGCAGCTCTTCTATTTTTTTCATACTTTTTCTCGTTGTTTGCCCATGTGGCGAGCCGCTTGGAGAGCTCCCATGTGGGCTGTTTCTCGAATCTCATTTTCGTTTGGGAGGCGTTCATCTCCGACCAATAGTCGAAGAATGCCCGAAGCATTTCTTTCCCGTACTTGTCGGCATAAGGGATAAGGGAATGATAAAAGACTTCTTTCCTTTCGTGCGTGGCGGCGGACGCCGCTTTTTTCTTTATACTCTCGTTAGAGAGTATTTCTTTTTTTTCTTTTTCTTTTATTTTCTTTTGTGGTATTTTCTCAGAGTTTATTGGCATTTCTTCGGAAGAAATAGGCATTTCCTCGGAGGAAATATGTTTTTCCTCGGAAGAAATAAGGGAATATTCGACAAAATCGCATTTCCGATTGATCTGTTTGCAAATGTCCCTGTATCGTTCCTGTATTCCTTTCGATGACAGCACATGTTCCATTTCAAATAATTCTTTGGAAAATAACCCCAGTGCCAGACAGCTCTTAATCACTTCTGATATATATGCCTCTTCAAACCCGGTCTGTTCCGAAATAATGAAGGGCAACTCTTCGTCCCACATCATGTAGTACCCACCCTTGTAGATAAGACATAGCAGGAGAGCATATACCGTCATAGCTTTACCGCCTTGATACTTGATTAACTTTCGTATTCTTATATCTTGAAATGTGTCTATGTCAAAAGGAAAATAGTCCAATCCCATTTTTCTATTTCGTCCCATGTATATTTAGTTCCTATTTTCTTTTTATAAACTCATGAATTTTACTCATAATATGACAATTTCCACTGACGTGAAACGGTTGGGAAACTGTAAGATTGTGCTCATAATTGTTCTTATTTATTACATGGTAAATTTAATATATTATTTACTTTTTGACAAATATAAACATCTGTAAATCAAATGATTAAACATTTTTTTAATTTGTGGTTTCAGTGATTGAAAATGCCCACCCGTTCAGGGTCTTGTGCTTGTCAATCTCACCGGTTTTGCAGAGCTCGTTTATCTCAGATTTGAGTGACCGTATAACCACCGACTGTATTTCGGTAAAGCTCGCTATGGAGGGCTCCTTGTTATTCTTTTTCTTTTCCTCGATAATGGAGGATATAACTTGCTTGGCTATAATCATGGCTATTCTTGTTTTAACAATTCTGGGTTATGAGAATACAGCCGGCAGGTACTTGTGCCGGTAAACGTTTTTCAGATAGGTTATCATTTGGTCGTAGCTCTTGATAAAGCCCTCGTTGATAAGGTCGGCGACTTTTCTTTCCAGCTCGTACAATTCCCGCTGTTTCTTTTCTTCGCCGTATTGGTTGCGGATATTCCTTTCATGCTCGTTGAACACAATCCAGTTCAACGCTTCTCCTACTTTCTGCATGGCTTGGGGCATGAAGTCTTTCCGAACGATCTTTGAAACGGCCGAGCCTAGTTTGTTGTAGGCATCGCCGGCTTCGTTGCGGTACTTTATCATTTCGTCATAGACGAATTTGATTACTTGTACTTCAAATCTTGGATTTAGCCACATAGCAAATTTGACGAATAATACAGGGTGCATCCATGTTCCTCCGCTTTTACCTCTCAATTTTAAATACGCAAGATTCTTCGTGCTCAATTTTTCTTCCTCCAACAAGGCATCTATAAATTCTTTTGTGTTTTTATTGTAAAAGAACTCTTTCAAATCCTTTTGCTTTAAATGGGGGGAATTCCCCCTATTTAGATTTGCATATTCATTCCATTGCCTCAACAGCTCTGTTGCGCAAAAGAATCCGTCTTTTGTTCGCTGGGTTACGTTAAATTCACCCATCTTTCTTTTCATCAGTTGGTTCGTTTTCATAGCGTATTTTCTTTGTTTATTTTAGATTCAACGACTTTGTATTTAATGGGCAATCCGGAGCAGGTGATAGCGAGCAGGGCAGAGTCCCTTTCTTCTTGGTTGCTGCGGGGTCTGTTAAACTCTACCCCGCTCATCTGGCACAACCGCTTCAATTCTTCATGGGTGATCTTGCCGTCTTTCCCTTGCCAGCACTTGCGCAATGGGGATTGCTCCATGACTTGTATTCCGTAATGCCTCAGCATTTCGACTATCTTGCGACCGGTCTCTTGGTTGCGACCTACATGCTCGCCTTTCTTGGCTGCGCTCGCCCGTGTGTCTTTCGGTGACAAGTGCCAGTTGGATTTGTTTTTCCAACCGGCCTCGACATACACCACGGTGGCATGGCCGAGTTCCGCACCTTCGAATGCCACCGAACGGACGATTTCCAACAACTCCGGGAACGGGTGGCTGTTAACCGTCAGCTTCATGTCGTACAGTCCTAGTATGGCAAGTCCGCTACGCTCCACGTCAGGGTCTATCCCTATCACTACATCGTATTTGAATTTTCGGTTGTATGTGGCCTGTTCTTCCATTATATTTTGTCTTTTTATCAGAAAAGTTTCTTTTGTATAGATTCGCATGATTTGTCCGTGAACAGTTTTCGGAATATGTGGAAAAGGACATCTACGACGATACTGTTACCTGCCATCACATATTGCCGGCTGTCGCTTATTCCCGCATTTTGAATCTTGTTTATATCCGATTCGCTGACACCCATTAACCGGAAACATTCTCTCGGTGTCAGCCTTCTTATCTTTTCCAGACACAGAAAGTTATTTTCCTGCCACGAGTTGCTTGTTATCGCAGGGCGTATCGTGTATGTCCCTCCTTTGTTGAATCCTCTGCTGCGTTGTATTATCTCGGGTTCCGAATATTCCCCCACGATTATCGAATTGTCGGTCGGACTTAATGCTCCGTTAGCTCTCAGACAATTGGCTGTGCCATCACTTGTTTTAGGCAACCATAAAAAGCCTGTTCCTTTTTTTACGTGAGCGATGTTGTGTCTTATGAAACCTTTTATCATTTTCTCGCTCAAAAAATACTTTTCGTCCACGTCGCATTCGAGAATGTCCCTCAATCTCTTTTCAATGGGTAAGGGTTCCGGGAAATAATACGATTCCGAGTCTCGTATCGAAATCATGAATACTCTTTCCTTGTTATGGGGAATGCCGTAGTCTTTCGCATTCAGAACCTTCGTATGGTTCGTGTACCCTAATTGGGAAAGGTATTGTTCCCATGCCGATAAAAAACACTTGTATTTCCTTCCGGTAAGGGACTTTACATTTTCCATGAGCAGGTATTTCGGCATCTTGGTCTCTATCGCTTTCTCGCATTCCCATAACAGGCTGCTGCGTGTTCCGCTGCCTTTCTTCAATCCCGCCTGCTTTCCGGCCGTTGAAATGTCCGTGCAGGGGAAAGAATATGTGAACAGGTCGAAGTCGGGAACTTTTGCCCAGTCTATATGGCATATATCCCCGAAGTTCCTGTCTCGGTATTGAGGATATACGGCATTATGGGCTTGTATGGCGTACTTGTCGATTTCCGACCAGCCGACCAGATCGTAACCGATTCCGAGCCGGTCGAGTGCCATGCACTGGCTGTCATATCCGCTGAATGCTGTAAAGACTTTTAATTGCATATCTTTCTCTTTTTGTTCGGCAGGCGGGACTCGAACCCGCATGATAGGAGTTTTTCTAAGACTTTCACTTAGTAGTTTTAATTTGTGAGGTTGCGCTCACCGTGCGATACTTTCGTATGCCTAAACTCGGAGGAGAATTGTCAAGCGGTAATTTTTATTTTACGGCTACGCCTCTACAAGCTGTGCCATTGCCAACCTATCTATAAGAGCTACACTTTATCGTATACCAATTCCGACACTGCCGATACCACCTAAAACACTTATGGCTTATTTCTCCCCGCAGTTCCTTTCTCCGTATGGTGCTCGACCACGTACCCGGATCGGCTTGCGGGGAATGTCTCACATTATGCTCCTATATCAGGTCTATGATTTTTGTTTTCACAATTCCGTCCAACCGCATATCGTTAAGGCCTTGTCTCATGTGTTCTTGCATGAGGCGGTTGGCTTCGGTGATGTCTTTGGCGCAAACGAGGTTGTAGTACTTCGTTTCCTTTTCATTGCCGTTGTCATCGATGAATATGTCTATCAACGTGGCTTTGTAGAAAGGCTTGTCTTCTTCCTTCTCGTTGACTATCTCGACGACATTCGAGCGGGTGATAGAGAATACATCGCAATTTCCGTTGTACTGTTCAAGTCCTTTGGCTTCGGCCTCGGCGAACAGTTCTACATCGGTAATGAAGCGTTCGATTACTTCTTTCATCTCTCCTTTGCCGTTCTCTTTTTCTACTTTCAATTTGATTTCGTAAAACATCGCTTTTATTTTTTATCGGTTAAAAACTTCTTTGAACTTCTCGTCGAGAGCATTCAATATTCTCATTCGCCCAGCCGCTCTACCTTGATTATCAGTAGTGTAAATTCTCATTAACAATTGCTCTCGTGATCCATAAAAACAGCCACATGTATAAAATGGAGCAACATTGGGATAGTTGTGTTTATACCAGATATGAGTAGTACCTTGTACTGACACATAGGTATCTTTTACCATAAATTGAAGTTCTTCCGCTTCGTAACCGGGCATGTTTGGGTTTCTTGCCGCATTCCTGCGGACAATATAGTCGCTATCCTTTGCCAGCTCTGTGAGCACATCGGCGGGAGTACTGGGATTCCCTGCCGCATTCCTGCGGACATCAC